TCATTCTATTCTATATATGATGAGTGGGTACAGACAAAAGAACAAATAGAAAATATTATTGTTAAACAAAAAGCAGAAAGCAACGATGCTTTCAAAGACGGCCCGCCATGTTTAAATACTTTGGCACAAGATGGATTTGGTGAAGGATCGCGAAACAATGCTTTGTTTAATGTAGCTGTGTATCATAAGCAAGCTAACCCAGACAACTGGGAAGACATGTTGATGTCTGATAATCAAAAATATATGAATCCACCACTATCTTTTCAAGAGGTGCAGCAGTTAATAAAGTCTGTTGGTAAACGTGGTTATGATAAATATAGATGTAAAGAGCAACCGATATGTGGTGTGTGCAACGCGGCTAAATGTAGAACTAAAAAGTTTGGTGTTGGTTTTGAAGAGGAACAAATGCCAGAACTAGATACACTAACCAAGATAACATCTAATCCACCACAGTGGTTTTTAAATGTGGCAGGTAAACGCATAGAACTTAAAACAGAACAATTACACAATCCTAATTTATTTGCATTGGCTGTGCTTGATCAAGCTAATATCGTATCACCCATACCTAAAGCTCAAGACTGGAGAGAGGTATACTTAAAAACTTTAATGAACAATCTAGAGCAAATAGAACCTCTAGAATCCTTAGACCCAACGAATCAGATTGTTAACCTGCTTTACGACTTTACTGTTAACAGACCAGCGGCGCGAACAAAAGATGACATACTTAATAAAATGTCCTGGACGGATGAAGACCACACTTACTTTAGAATGGATGATTTTTATTCTTTTTGTAAACGCAACAACTGGGAGATGGACAAAACAAAAACAGGCAACTTAATGAAGCAACTAGATTTTTTTATAGATGAAATAAGGATGTCTTTAAAAAACCAAACACCAAGATTAGTTAAAATTAAAGCAATGAAAAAAAACAAAGTATCTATAAGTCAAGTAACCTATGAGGAGGCACCATTTTAATGTCAGCAGGAAAAAGAAGATTTCACAAAGCACTTCTTAAACATTTAAACGAAGAAACGATTAGTGAGATAATGAAAGAAATACAAGACCCTGGTTCAGAAGAACATGATACCAAAGCCGTAAGAAGAATATCCAAAATCACAAGTAAAATTAGAGAGAATGAAAGGCAAACAGACGCTGCTTTAAAGTATGCCGAGAGTCTTAAAAAAGAAATAATTAGCTATCAGGGACTAGCCGCACTTGGACCTGGAGTATGGAAAAGAGATTTAACAGAAGGGTTTAATAAACAAAATTTTGTTAATGCATCAAAAATTATTGATATGTTTGAAGAAAAAGACTGGGAAGACAATTCTAAGTTTAAAGCAAAAGAAAAACATGATTTGTTTGACTTTATCAAGACAGCACAAAAAGCTGAAAAGTTTAGAATGGATGATACCAATTGGTCACAAGAATCTAAAAAAGAAAATAAAAGGTGTATAGAAAAGCACATGCAAGAAGGTTTAGGTCTACTGCCTTTTGAAAAAATACTTTTTCAAACTCGTGGTTTTCAAAAACGATTTGGCAATACTGACGATAGATATATAGCGTTTCATTTATTTGAGTATAGGGAAAAAAACATAGAGAAAAACACTGTAACATATGATCATAGGGCCTTATTTGTAAAGGACGGTGTAATAGTCGCTAAAAAACAGTATCTACTAAAAACCAGTATCATAGTGCCTTTAGATTTTAAAAGAAATTGGACCAGTCACGGTAAACATTTTATATGGGCTTCTAATGTAGCTCGCCCCATATCAACCCGTGGGGACAATTTTCACAGTGCTTTTATACAATTAAACAGTCACACAGATAAGAACGCAAGTATCCGTGACATAGTTCCGAAGAATGAAAAACCATCAACCTCGTTTAAAATTAAAAGTGAAGAGACCAGTGAAGACGAGTTTGTTCCTGTATGGAAAAGTAAAACTGTTTACATAAAACCCGATGAATACAGAACAGAAAAAGATACCACTTATACGAGTGATGTTTCTGATGATGAACCACATGAAAAAAGACTTATACCTTACCACTCTGTAAGAGGACACATTCGAAGATTAAGAAAAGGTGATATTACTTCCGTAAGATCTCATTATAGAGGACAAAAAGAATACGGAGCCATACATAAAAATTATGTTTTAGCTGCTCCTAGAATAATGAGGAAAGGTAAAATAATATGACGCCTAACACTCTTCCAAATCTAGTAAAGTATGTAGATAAACCTAATAATTCAATGGCAAGACTTAAGGCAAGGTTCTTTAAAGAGTATTGGGTTAAAGAACATTTAAAAGTTGTCGGAAGAACAAGAGAAGTTTCTGGGTTAAGAATGGCTCAAAAACTAAGATTGTTAGATGAAGAATATTTTAAAGACTATGTCGAAGAATATTTTTTTAAATACGCCTATCATTTTGGTACCAGTAAAAAATTATACGACTTTGCCTCAGAGAGCTGGGTTGACAGAGACTCTGAAGAAGGTTTAGAATTACAAAGATTTCATTATCAAGCAACTTTTAAATCTTTTTATGATGCGAACATTTCTAAATATTACAAAAGAAAATCAATCGTATTTAAAGACAAACGAACAACTTTAAAACAAAGACTAAAAAGAAATAGAGCCACTGCATGAAAACAATTATACTAGGTCCACCAGGCACTGGCAAAACAACAACACTTCTAGACCTAGTTGATGATTTTTTAAGAGCAGGCATAGATATAAAAAAGATAGGATATTTTTCTTTTACACGAAAAGCTGCTTTGGAAGCAACACGTAGAGCAGAAGAAAAATTTATGTTGGAGTCTAAAGAGATACCATACTTTAGGACGTTACACTCACTTGCATTTAGAATGTTAGGTGTAAAAAAAGAAAGAATAATGAAAAGCGCTGACTACAGAGACTTTGGTCAAAGGTGTGGCATACCTATAAAGACAGCGTGGTATAGTGAAGAGGATGGCATATTCGGCTCAGACAATGAATACTTAAGAATTATAAATAGATCTCGGGTGAAGGAAATACCGGTTCTGGAAGAGTATGATAATTATAATCACACCCTGGACATTGAACGGGATCTATTATATCTTTTAGATCAAGAACTTAACAGATATAAAAAAGAAAAAAATTTAGTGGACTACGATGACTTGTTGGAACAATTTATTAAACAAGATGTATCACCGTCTTTTGACGTATTATTTATTGACGAAGCACAGGACCTCTCACCTTTACAATGGCGAATGGTCAGGACTTTATGGTCGAAAGCAAACAAGACCTACATTGCAGGGGACGATGATCAAGCTATATTTAGATGGGCTGGCGCTGACGTTGATACTTTTATTGCACTTAAAGAAGAAGTAGATCACGTGGATACATTAAGTCAATCGTATCGCATACCAGGTGGCCCAATACACAAACTATCACAAGACATTATTAAAAAAGTTACAAACAGATACAGCAAAGACTACATGCCACGACAAGAGCTAGGCGACTTGACACGATACTCTGACGTCACACAGGTTAACATGTCACAAGGAGAGTGGCTCGTGTTGTCATCAGCAAATCACTTTTTAGATGACATCAAAGATCTATGTGAGCTGCAGGGTTGGTATTATTCACACAAGGGTAAAAATTCTGTAAAGTTAGATTTACTATTGGCAATACAAACTTGGGAGAAGTGGAGAAAGTTTGATCACGCACTACCTGTTCCATCAATCAAAAATATTTATTCATACCTGGGCGATAATGTAACCAAAGGTTATCAAAGAGGTAAAACTATGGACGAGAAAGAGGATGGTTATTTTCTTGAAGAGTGCATCGAGAACCACGGATTACAAACAAAAGATGTTTGGTACAAAGCCTTTGCAGGTTTGGATACAGAAACAGAGAATTATATACGAAATATGTTAGCCAATAAAGAAAAGGTTTCACAAACACCAAGAATAACATTGTCAACAATACATGGTGCAAAGGGAGGTGAGGCAGATAATGTCTTGTTGTTACCAGACATTACAAAAGCTGCCGTTGAGAAGGACGATCGCGATCCAGACGAACTACATCGTTTGTTTTATGTTGCGGTCACACGTGCAAAAAAATCTCTACACATACTGGAGCCAAAAAATTATGACAGAGCCTATATCATTTGATTCTAATACCAAGGGTGCAACATCGGAATCAATCGCTACGACTTATTTTTTAAAAAAAGGACTACATGTATTTACAAATGTCAGCAGGTCTGGGCCTGTTGACATAATTACATTTAGTTCCATAACAGGAGAAATAAAACTTTGGGAAGTTAAAACAGAAAACTACAGACTGAGTGGTCCCAAAAAAGGTTCACGCATTGGCAGAACTAGACGCAACACAAAGTTTACAGATATTATTAACATGATCTACGTAGATCTTAAAACACAACAAGTGAGAGAAGGAGTTCGACATGACAAATCCATACGATGACCAGATAGGAGGCGACCACTATCAAAAGTACGACATCCAGCCCAGTGAATTCATCAATAAAAACAAGTTGTTATTTGCTGAAGGTTCAGCTATAAAGTATATTGTGAGACATCAAGACAAAGGCGGTAGAGAAAGCCTCGAGAAGGCAAAACATTTTATCGATATGATTATTGAAAGAGATTACAGTTGAGAACGTTACAACAACCACTGTTCACACCAGAGACAGAGTGGGTTCCACCGGATAGACTACCAGATTTATCCAGTCACAAAGAAATAGCCATTGACTTAGAAACAAGAGATCCAAATCTTATGACGATGGGATCAGGTGCAGTGCGCCAAGAAGGTGAAGTGGTTGGCATAGCCATTGCTGTTGAAGGGTGGTCTGGTTATTTTCCTATCGCGCACGAAGGCGGGGGGAACATGGACCGTTACTTAGTATTAGATTGGTTCGAAGAAGTTTTACACACGACAGCTACAAAGATATTTCACAACGCCATGTACGATGTATCGTGGATACGGTCAATGGGTTTTCATATCAATGGTGGTATTGTTGATACCATGGTTGCAGCATCTTTGTGTAACGAAAATAGATATAGCTACACACTTGATTCAGTTGCAAAAGAATATGTTGGTATTGGTAAAAATGAAAAACTTTTACAAGAAGCAGCTAAGGACTGGGGCATAAACCCAAAAGCAGATATGTGGCGATTGCCGGCACCGTTTGTCGGTGAGTATGCAGAGAAGGACGCAGAGATCACGCTGAAGTTATGGGGCGCAATGCAACACGAAATATCAAAACAAGATCTGTGGGACGTATTTAATTTAGAAACTAATCTGTTTCCATGCCTGGTTGATATGAGATTCAAAGGTGTACGCGTTGACGTTGAAAAAGCTGCAGCACTCAAGACACAACTGACAGTGACAGAAGGTGGATTGTTACGTGACATAAAAAAGATTGCAGGGTTTGACGTAGAGATCTGGGCGGCAGCATCGATTGCTAAAGCATTTGATAAACTAAAGATGCCGTATGATCGAACAGAAAAAGGTGCACCAAGCTTTACGAAAAACTTTTTGGCAACACATCCAGCTGAGCTGCCGAAACTTATTAACGAAGCACGAGAGATTAACAAAGCCAACACAACATTTATCGATACAATACTGAAGCACGAATACAAAGGTCGGATACACGCTGACATCAATCAGATAAGATCCGATGACGGCGGTACAGTGACCGGGCGATTCAGTTACAGTAACCCGAACCTGCAGCAGATACCAGCACGGCACAAGGAGCTCGGACCGATGATTAGGGGTTTGTTTATACCAGAAGAAGGACACACCTGGGGCTGCTTTGACTACAGCCAGCAGGAACCACGCATACTCGTACACTATGCATCACTCATGAAGCTAGAGGGCACAGGCTCTATTGTCGATGCCTATAATGATGGCAGCGCAGACTTTCACCAGATGATCGCTGATATGGCCGGCATTGAACGTAAACAAGCCAAGACAATTAATCTTGGTATTATGTATGGCATGGGCAAGAATAAATTGATGGCTGAGCTGGGACTACTTAAAGATGCTGCAGAGAAACTACTCAAGACGTATCACCAGAAAGCGCCTTTTGTAAAAATGTTATCAGAATCTGTATCACGCAGAGCCGATGACAGCGGTAAGATACGCACGATTGGTGGCAGGTTGTGCCACTTCGATATGTGGGAGCCCCATGGTTTCGGTATTAAGAAACCACTGAAGCATGCAGACGCACTCAGGGAGCA